ATCTAAGTAATGTTAGTCACAACAGAAATTTTAGCAGCATCTGCTATATTTCTAACTATCATTTACGCTGAAGCTAGATTCTTGTATGGTTACAAGTTTTAAATTATAAGGAGGGGTTGTTACCCTCCTTTTTTTGTGTTATAATAAATAAAATGAAAATTTCTTATGGAAAGAGAAAAGTTAAAACTTCTAGTTCGTAATTTAGAATTAGCTCTTGACACTCTTAAAGCAGAGGTTTATTCTGATGTGGATGCTTATCAAAATTCAAAAGCATTTAATCCACCTCAAGATTATGATGAACTTTATGATGATGATGACGGATATGCAGACTAATCGAGCAAAACGACTTATTAAAATGCTTCAAAGACTTCTTAAACAAGAACATTTGTACACAGATGATCAAATTAAGAGTATGAAATCGCAATTAAAAGTGATAAAAGAAGAACTTTCCGTTGTTGAAGCAAAAAATTCAAAAGGATTTGGTAAATGAACGTATCACTCATAAGCATTACACCTGATGCAGAAAAAATGATGGCACATATTGCCAGAGTGTCTAATCCAAGTAATCAAGATAATCCAAATTATTCTGGATTATTAAAATACTGTATTAAACACAATCACTGGTCTGTATTTGAACAGTCTTCAATGACTCTTGAAATTGAGACTACTCGTGCGATTGCAGCACAAATTCTTAGACATAGATCATTTACTTTTCAGGAATTTTCACAAAGATATGCGACTAGCACATCATTAGGTGACATAGAATTACCAGAACTTCGTAGACAAGATTTAAAAAATCGCCAAAACAGTATAGATGATCTAGATGAGAAGACGGTTGATAAATTAAATCGTCAAATGATTACTTTGTTTAGTTCTGCAACTTCTTTATATGAGCAAATGCTTTCTCAAGGTGTTGCGAAGGAATGTGCTAGAATGGTATTGCCACTTTGTACACCTACTCGAATCTATATGACAGGATCATGTCGTTCTTGGATACATTATATTAATCTAAGGTCAGCACATGGAACTCAAAAAGAACATATGGATATTGCCAAAGAATGTCAAAAAGTATTCATCAAACAATTTCCAGCAGTCTCCGAGGCTCTAGAATGGGTCTAAATAATCTTACACAAATTCAAAAATCATGCCGACATATCCAGTAATACATAAAGAGACAAAAGAGAAGAAAGAACTCTCCATGACTATGAAACAGTATGATCAGTGGAGAAAGGATAATCCAGAATGGGATAAGGATTGGCAAGCAGGTGTTGCCTCTCCTCAAGAAATGTTTAAATGGACAGGAGAAGCAAAATCTAGTGGTTGGAATGAAGTATTAGATAGAGCATCTCGTCAACCAGGTTCAAATGTTCGTAAAAATCGAGATTATCAATTCTAATGCCAAGAAAAAAAAGAGCAAATGGTGATCAACCCATTGGTGTTGGATTTACTGCGAAACAATTAAAAAAGAAAAAACCTGTAAGTTCTGAATATTTAATTAATATAGAACCTTTAACGGATAATCAAAAACGCTTATTTAAGTCTTATCAAAATAATAAGCAAATTGTCAGTTATGGTGCTGCTGGAACTGGAAAAACATTTATTACACTTTTTAATGCTCTAAAAGATGTTTTAGATGAAAACAGTGTTTATGAAAAAATTTATATTGTAAGATCTCTTGTTGCGACTCGTGAAATTGGTTTTTTACCTGGTGATTATGAAGATAAATCTGATATTTACCAAGTTCCTTACAAACATATGGTAAAATATATGTTTCAAATGCCATCTGATGCTGATTTTGAAATGTTGTATGGTAATCTCAAAGCACAAGACACAATTAAATTTTGGAGTACCTCATTTTTGAGAGGAACAACACTTGATAATGCCATTGTAATTGTTGATGAATTCCAAAACTTGAATTTTCACGAATTAGATAGTATAATGACAAGAGTTGGTGAGAATAGTAAAATATGTTTCTGTGGCGATGCTACTCAGACAGACTTACAAAAAACCAATGAAAAAAATGGAATTATTGATTTCATGAAAATTTTAGGAACTATGCCATCATTTAATCTTATTGAATTTGGGGTTGATGATATAATTAGATCTGGAATTGTTAAAGAGTACATTATAGCAAAAATGCAGTTAGGTTTTTAATGTTTAATCATGTTGATTTGAATCTACCATCTCTTGAGAGAGAGCACATAGATGGAGTTCGTTATTATTCAATTCCGAATGAGGATGAATTAGTAAAGTTAGTATCTATTACATCTGTTACTAGTCATTTTAATAAGGAAATATTTGTTAATTGGCGAAAAAGAGTTGGTGATGAAAAGGCTAATCGTATTACGAAAGCAGCTACAGTTCGTGGAACTAACATGCACACTTTAACTGAGAATTACTTAGATAATAAGGAGTTACCTAAAGTACCACCTATCTCTGAATTTTTATTTAAAATTGCAAAACCAAAGTTAAAATTAATAGATAATATATACGCTTTGGAAGGACCGCTATATAGTAAGCAATTAGGTATTGCGGGAACTGTTGATTGTATTGCAGAATACGATGGGGAGTTATCAATAATAGATTTCAAAACATCTCAAAAACCTAAACCACGAGAGTGGATTGAACATTATTTTGTTCAAGCAATGGCATATGGTTGTATGCTATATGAAATGAAAAATATTCCTGTAAAAAAATTAGTAATCATCATGGCTTGTGAAAATGGAGAATGTGTCGTCTATGAAGAAACCAACAAAAAGAAGTACATCAAACTACTCAACCAATATATTAGAAAATTTATTCAAGATAAACTGGAACTCTATGGAACCAACTAAAGAATTAGAAAAGGCTATAGAGAATAAATTTTTGACACCTCAAAAGTTTGCAATTGAGATTGAGAAAATTGTTGTCGAAGAAGAACTTAATTATATTGATGCAATTATACATTTTTGTGAAAAAAATAGTGTAGAAATTGAATCAATTACAAAACTTGTTTCAAAACCATTAAAGGAAAGATTAAAGTGGGATGCGATTCGTCTTAACTTTATGAAAAAAACATCTAGAGCAAAATTACCTTTATAATGAAAAAAACAGAATTGATACATTGGAGATTACAAGCAATGTTGAGAGAACATAGTTTCTCAGACCTAGAATATTTGGGTGTTAGAAAAGACAGTATTGGTATGCCACAACATTGGTATATGATAGATGGAAATGAAGTTCCTGTTGACTCAATTACAGAATTAGAAAGTGAAGAGAGTGATGATGAAAGTGACACCATATGAGACTTATCAAACTTATCTTTCAATGAAAAGTCATTTTACAAATCCAAAGTATGACTTTTTTAAATATGGTGGAAAATCTCGTGCAACAGTTTCATCATTCAATAAGAGAAAAGATAAGTATTGGTTTGAAAAAACATCTAGAAAGTATTCTGATCAGGAAATTTTAGATTTTCTACTATCAAATTTTATAACAGCCAATAACCCACAAAATTTATGGATTGGAGAAATAATAAATTCTGGAGAAAGAAATTATTCAGAATGGATGAGACGACAGCAGAGTTTGACTTACTTGTTCAAAGAACAATTAGAGGAATTACTCTCCGAAAAAAAATTAGACGAAGTATTCGATTGCTCGAAAGGACACCCGTTAATTCTAAAAAAATATCTAGGTGGAGATCTTTCTTTAGAAACACTTATAATACTGGAAAAAGTACTTTCTTTCGTTAAAAATTTTGATAAAACTATAAAAGATCCAGTTTGGGAAACAGTAAGTCTAAAGGTAAAAAAATATATTCCTTTTATAAATATCAACATGGTCTACTATAAAAAAATTCTGAGGGAAATTGTAAATGAGTGATTTTTTTGATTCTGAAATAGTTAAAGAAGAACTAGAAGAAATTAAAGATTTACAAAATGAGATATATGGAAAAATTATGAAACTCCATATGTTTGATCATGATGAAAAAGTCGAACACATTGAAAAATTAGAAACTTTATTAGAAAAACAACGTCTAATGTTCACTAGATTATCTTTATCAGATGATTCTGAAGCAATTAAGATGAAAAATCATATGCAAAAAACAGTTGCTTTAATGGGATTTCCAGAAGGAACTGATATGAGTTTGTTATTTTCTTTCATGCAGGAAACAATTGATAATCTTAAAAAAGAAGTTGATCAGTAAGTTAAAAAAAGAATATTAGAAAGGGGTTGACAGATAAATAGTTAGGTATTATAATAGAAATGTTGGACGCAACATGGGAGTGACTGAATAAACTTACTGGCAACCGCTGGTTAAGGTGATGAGACACAGGTGGTGCTGCTGCAGCGATGCAGAACCGACCTACCAGTCGGGTCTCAGGCAAGGACGTTTTTACACTGTAGTAATGCTCGTTCTTTGTTGGTACACAGGAACCCAACCTCCCTCTTTAATGCAACAAAATAAAATCCAATTAATCCAATTAATCCGAGGTATCCAAAATGTCGTTTGCTAATCTAAAAAAGCAATCTAAATTAGGTTCTCTTACTCAAAAGTTAGTAAAAGAAGTTGAAAAAATGAATAATACAGGCGGTAGTGCTGATGACCGTTTGTGGAAACTAGATGTTGATAAAAGCGGAAACGGTTACGCTGTAATTCGTTTTTTACCTGCTCCTAATAATGAAGATCTACCATTTGTAAAGCTATATTCACATGCTTTCCAAGGACCTGGTGGATGGTATATTGAAAATTCACTTACCACACTAGGACAAAAAGATCCAGTATCTGAGTACAATACTCAACTCTGGAACAATGGTACAGATGCAGGAAAAGAAACAGCACGTAAACAGAAACGTAAATTAACTTATGTTTCAAACATCTATGTCGTCAAAGATCCAGCAAATCCTGAGAATGAAGGACAAGTATTTTTATATAAGTATGGTAAAAAAATATTTGATAAACTTACCGCAGCAATGCAACCTGAGTTTGAAGATGAGGAAGCAATCGATCCATTCGATTTCTGGCAAGGTGCGAACTTTAAGTTGAAGGCAAAGAATGTCGCTGGTTATAGAAACTACGATAGTTCTGAGTTTGCTGCACAAAGTCCATTACTTGATGATGATGACGCTTTAGAAGGTTTATGGAAAAAAGAATTTTCTCTCGCAGAATTGGTCGGAAATGATCAATTTAAATCATATGATGAACTTAAGAAACGTCTTGAGTCTGTGCTTCGTGTTTCAAGTCCTGTAAAACATGCAGAAGACTTTGAACTAGAAGATGAAAGTGAAGGACGTGGTTCTTTTAGATCTAATACTAGAGAGTATGTACAAGAATCTAAACCAGAACCAGTTTCTGTAAGTAGTTCTGTAAATGAAGATGATGAAGCATTATCTTACTTTGCGAAACTGGCAGAAGAATAATTTTTTAGGGGGTTTCAAACCCCCTTTTTTTATGGCAATGTGATTGATGTATTTTCTGTTTCAATCATGTTGTCATTAATAAATTGTGAGGAATTATCATATACCATAAGATCTCGAAAGTCATTTAAGAACTGTTGTAGGAATTCTGGTTTAAGAACAAAAATATTTCTTTTCTTATCATTTAATAATGTCTCATATTCATAATATGAAACTGCGGTTCTAGCCTCAGAACCAGATTTTGTAACGTTAATTGATAAACCAGTATCATAGAAAGTTATTGAAAAATCAGGATCAACAACATTATCTTTTGCCATTATTAATTTTCCTTTACTATCTTTAATCTCTCTTGTGACCCAATATTTTGGATTATTTAAATCTGTACCATGTTTGTCAAGAGAATAATCATAAATGTCTTTACTTGATAGTGGCCATTGATTTCGTACATTTGTAATTCCCGCTGAAATTAAAACAACCCAATCTAATTCATCACTTCCATATAATCCTTCAGCAACTGTATCTGGTCTCAGACCTTCTGGTATTTCAAATTTATCAAATAAAGTAAAAATACTTTTAAAATCATCTCTAAGTTTAATTCTGCGAAATAAATTTTTTGTTTCGACAAACTCAAGGGATGAATTTTTGTCGGGCAAAAAAGAAGGATAACGCATATTTGGTAGTTCTCTGAAATATCCCATTAGTATCCAACTCCTCCTTGTCCTTGTTCAGAATCATAATCCACATCATATACTGGTTCAAGTTCTTTGAATGATAAGTCTAAAATCATAGAAACTGGTGTTGCGTCTTCATAAGTTGCGTATACACCTTCTCCAGTATAATTCACCGCTACGTCTGTAAGAAAACACTGTTTAAATTTATGTAAGAATGGATGATCTTGATTACCACTTCGATATCTAAGTTCAAATATATTAGGAGACTTCAAGAAAAAATTACCTCTTGATCCAGACTTATTAGATGACTCTCCAGTCTTAGGTGCCATATTTCTTTTAAATGATCTTATAATTAACTTGATTTGTTCTGCCTCGGCACTACTTCTTGGTGTCATTTTAAATGAAAAACGAAAACTTCTAAGTGTCGGACCATTAAAAAGAAGTTCCATATTTGGATTAAATATCTCTCCACTTTGTCTTGCTAATAATTGATTAACTGAAACATTACCACCAAGAGCACCCACAGCTTTTGAAGTTAAAAACTTAGTCGCAATATCCTGCATTCCACCTCCACCTCCAGCATCAGCAATAACTTTATCTACTTGCGAACCAAGTTCTGTACCAACTTTTGTAATAGAACCTGCCATATCATCAAATTTTACATTTTTCATTAATGTAGTTGCTGCTTGTGCTCCAGCAGCTACAAGACCATTCATTTTACTGTCACCATAATTAGCACTATTACCATCTTGAACTTGTGATGGAATTTGAAGTAAAATTGTTCCACCATCTTTTAATACACGATTTGTTAGTCCACCAATCGATCTATATCCAACTCGGTTATCTAAACTGTTTCTTCGACTTCCAGGACCACTTATTAAACTACCAGGACCATTTGTATTTTGACTATTTTTTGCCACAGGAACATACTCTAAGATATCCATCTGTAGATAGTCAGTAGCAGAAGAAAGTGCTTCATAAGGATATCTCAGTATATTACTACCACTACCACCACCTTGTAATAAATTTTGAAAAAAGTTGAGCATTTATTAACTTTTAAAATTTTTTTAATTATTTAGTTCGATTTTACCATAAGGTATTGAAATAAGATCTTGTAACTCATCAGAATTAACGATGTGTAGAGATCCGACTACTTCTTGCCATGTATATTGTCTACTTTGACCCCAATGAAAATTAATTCCTCTAAAACCCCATTGAAATATATCACTTACTGCAACTAAAGGGTGAGCATCATATTGAAGATTTGGTGTTTTTGGTGCATAGACAAAAGTATATATGCTACCAACATCAGGAATTGTTGCTGTGCTTGATAAAACTTCTAAAATTTGAGCCATTAAATCATCAGGATCTTCGATTCCGATTAATTTATCTCTTATTGTGTTTATACGACTCATTTAATTCCTAATTCGTGTTCTGTTAATACTTGAAATGTCCATAATCGATCTTTACAAAATTCATCACCAGCTTTCCATTTTGCCATATTTTTCGCATATTCATATACTTCATAAATGTATCCCTTAGTTTGTCTTTTAGGTTTTTTTGGAGGTACAGTTTGTTTAGATGGTTTAACTTCAATTAATTTATGAACTATCTTTCCACTACTCTCCCTCACCTTTACATAAAAATCTGGAAAATAACGATGAACACGGTTATCAACTGGAGACTTATATGGAATTGCGATTTCCTCAGATGACCATTTTAATATTGATGGTGTTGTATCACAATATTTCATGAATTTCAACTCCCACAAAGACCGATAGATAATGTTTGTTGGATCACCTTTATACTTGTAGGGACATCTCGGTTTATATTTACCTTTGTATGACATCTAAATAGATAATAATACAATAATTTATATAAGGTATTTAGAGTGGCAGAATCCTTTGCAAAAAAAATTACGATGACACAGGCCAAACAAACGTTTGGTAATGTTGCGTTTAATAATCATTATATTGTTAATTTTTCTTCATTAAAACCCACGATCATCAGATATCTTGAGAGATCAACTGGATTCAATGATATTGATGAATTTATATCAAGAACCTCTGGACTTCTTTGTAGTGATGCATCTTTACCAGCATCCGCATTTGCGACAGCAGAAGTGAAGGATAATTTTATGGGAATTCCACAAGAGTTCGCACATACTCGTTTGTATACTGATATTGATTTTACTTTCTATGTTGATAATAATTATACAATGCTAAGATTTTTTGAAGGTTGGATGGATTATATTTCAAGTGGATCTGAAAGACAAGGTGTAACTGATCGTGTTAAACCATATTATAGAAGAATGAAATATCCTGATGATTATAAAGTTGATACAATGTCAATTACAAAGTTCGAAAGAAACTATGATCGAGAGATACAATATCAATTTATGAACGCATTTCCAAAGTCAGTTACTCCAATACCAGTTACGTATGGAGAAGCTGAATTGTTAAAAGTATCTGTAAGTTTTAACTATGACAGATATATAATGAAAAGAATTAATGAACCAGAATATAATTCACTTTTTGATGCTTTATTTGGTTCAATATCAAACATTTTTTAACCCCCTAAATAGATTTACTGAATTGTAATAGGATTATTATGCCTTTACCAAAAATTAATACACCGACATATGAGTTGGTGTTACCGTCCAATAGTAAGAAAATTAAATATCGTCCTTTTCTTGTTCGGGAAGAAAAGATTCTAATTATCGCATTAGAATCTCAGGATATGAAACAAATTACTGATGCGATTGTTGAAATACTAAACGCATGTGTAATGACAAAAGGAGTTGAGATTACAAAATTGGCGACCTTTGACATTGAATATTTGTTCTTAAATGTTCGTGCGAAATCTGTAGGTGAAACAGTTGATGTCAATATAACTTGTCCTGATGATGGAGAAACATCTGTTGAGATGGAAATTCCAATTGATGCGATTAAAGTTAAGAAAACAAAGAACCATCAGAATACTATTAAATTGGATGATCAATATTCAATGAAACTTAAGTATCCTGAATTAAGTAAATTTGTTGAAAATAATTTTGAAGTTGGTAGTGATACAAGTGATGTATCAAAATCACTGAGCATGATTACTTCATGTATTGAGATGATTTATGACAATGAAGAAAGTTGGGATGCGAATGACTCTACAACAGAAGAACTAGAGGAATTTATAGAACAATTGAATACCAAACAATTTAAAGAAGTTGAAAGGTTTTTCGATACAATGCCTAAACTATCACACACTGTGAAGGTGAATAATCCAAAAACAAAAGTTGAATCAGATGTTGTATTGGAGGGTTTGGCTGCTTTTTTCACCTAAGTATGGCTCATACTGACCTTGAGTCATACTTTAAAATCAATTTTGCGTTGATGCAGCATCATAAATATTCATTGACAGAGATTGAAAATATGATTCCTTGGGAAAGGGAAGTGTATCTTACTTTATTAAGACAACATGTTGAAGAAGAAAACTTAAAGGCACAGCAAAACAATGGATGAGTCATCTCCAGTATATGAAAATTTTAGTAATAAAATGACTGCCATGAGTGGCAGACCAAAATTGAATGTGACAAATATGAAATCTCCATTTAGTGGTGGTGGAAGTATTGTGCCAAAAATGGCTGCTGGTTCTAGATTTATTCCAAGACCCTCTGGTAGAGGTGGAACTGTTTCTGGATTTATTCCAAAACCTTCTGGTAGAGGTGGAACTATCATACCATCATCTGATGGTGAACTAAGAAGTGCAAAAAAAAGAAGAAGTGATGCAAAACCATTCGGACAAGTTAAGGCAGAAATTGATTTAAAAGAAGAAAGAAAAAAATCTAGAAACGTATTTAAGATGATGGCAAATCTTAAAGAGAAAATTGCTATCAACTCTAAGAAAATTACCTTATTAAAAAATATATTACAAACTAAAGATAGTTATGGTGGAAAAGAAGATCCACTAGAGGAAACTAATAAAACAATTGAAGAGATTGGAAAGATAATAGAGAAAGATTACGATTATCGAATTTCTCAAGAAAAAGAAGAAAATGATAGATTAGGAACAGATAAGTCAAAAGAAAAACAAGATGAATCAGAATCTAAATTAGAGAACGTTAAAAAGGTTGGACAAAAAGTAGGACAAAGTATCAATCAAGGAGTATCTAAAGTAACTTCTCCAATTGGAAATATTTTTTCAGGTATTGCCGAATCATTAAAATTTATTGGTTTTGGTATTTTAGCAAACAATGCATTTGATTGGTTAAAGGATGAGGAAAATAGAGAAAAACTAAGTAATTTCTTCAAGTTCATCGCAAGTAAATGGAAATGGGTATTAGGAATTGGTGCTGGACTTATAGGTCTTAAAGTTTTAGGATCAATTATCGGTATTGTAAAAATTGTTGGAACTGTGATTGGAATTCTAGCAAGTCCACTCGCACTTAAAGCGATTGCTGCGATTGCTGCGGGTGTGTTGATATACAAAGCTGGTAAATTCTTGATAGATAAAACAAGAGATTTTGCCACAGGTGGAGGTCAATTTAATAAAGAGCATGATGAACTTGATCAGAAATTAAAAGATGCTGGAATGAATAATATAGGCCTTAGTGATGATAGAACTAGGCAAGAGATAAGAACCAGTAAACATGGTAGATCTCCAGAACAAGAAAAAATATTTGAAGATGTTGAGGCAAAAAGAGAGAAACTTCATGAATTAAAAAATAAACAAAAAGGTGAAATAAAAGAATTATTAAAAGAACGTGCAGAAGGTAAGAAGGTATTACGTGCTGATGAAAGTAAACCTAACGATGAGTGGAGTAAATCACTTACAGAATATGATAGAGAAACGGAAAGATTAGTTCAAGGAATAAAAGACAAATATGGTAAAATGATTATTTCATCTAAAAAAGCAGATACTTCTGAAAATTTAATTAAAAAATCTAATACTGAAAAAAATAATATTGATACAAAAGTTACTTCTGTTACACCAATTTCACGTTCTTCTATGCCTTCTATGTTAAACATGGATCTAGGAACAGACACAGGGGTTGATATTGCTGGTGACATAGATCCATCGGGTGGAGAAGCAAATGAAATTGAAGTTATTGATTCTATCAATTTACTTAATCCATATATGAAAAAGACACCAAAGACACATCAGATAATGTAATATGGAAACAGCAAGTATTAAAAAATTAAAATTAAATGTTACCAATATTAAGAGTACACTTCTTAAGGGTAATAAAAAATTAATTAAAATTCAAGGATCAAATCGAAAGATAATGGATGCTGATCTAAGACAAAAAGAATTATCAAATAAAGAAAAGAAAATTGAAACTCCTCTTGTATCTAAATTTAAATCAACTGGAAAGAAAATATCTCAAAAAACAGGAAGTATGTTCTCTCGAATCTTTGAGGTTTTAGGATTGATTACTGCTGGAATTATAATTAATAATATTAAAACCATAATTGATAAAGTCAAGGCAATCTATACAGATTTAAAAGAAAAAATTACTAAATTTTATGAGGATAACAAAGGTATATTTGATTTACTTGGAAAGTTTATAAATGTTTTAAAAGATGGGGTCATGAGCTTACTATCTTTGATTGGTGGAGTAGATGTTGAAAAACAAGAAAAGGAGCAAGATGAAACTAAAAAGATGGTATCTGAACTTGATACTGATAAATTAACAAAACTAACAGAACCGATGACTGGTTTAATTGGTAAAATTAAAGAAGCACTACAAGGTAAAAAACAGATAGATGAACCAAGTGAAAAAGAAGTAGAAGAACATGAAAATGGATATCAACAATACTTAGAAGATAATAATCTACAGGATACTGCAGAAAATAAATCTGAATATACAATGTCACTGGAGCAAAATGATTCGGAATCCACAGAAAATTCTTCAAAGGAAGTGACCATTACTAAAACTGAAAAAATTTCTACAACAAAAGAAGTTAGTGGTAGAATTGATACGAATACTGGCAAAACTTATATTAATGATAAAGAAGTTTCTGCTGATGAATACAATGTGTTTGCTAATATGTCAAAGAAAGAACAAGTACAAAAATATGGACAGACTCAAGAATTAAGTACAAGTGTAAATACTAGTGATAATATCACACCACAGAAAAATCAAATTTCCTCAAATAATTTAAAATATGATTCAAATGTTTCTGAAGGTAAGCAAGTTATAGTTCTTACAAAAACTAAGCAAACAACAAAATATGTACCAGTTTAAACCATGAGTGCATCAGCGTCATCAAAATATGCCCATTTAGTCATCAATAAAGATGGCAAAACAGCAAATATTCAGGCAAAGACAATTCAATTTAATTATTATGAGAGTTTATATTCTCCAATAGTTACTGCTACTTTGGCATTTTTAGATTCTGGTGGATCAGTTAAAGCTGATAAGGAGCAAGATGCGAATGAAAGATTAACAAATATACATGATGGATTACCAATTACTGGTTTTGAAGATGTTGAAATTAAAATTGAATCTAAGTTTGGAACTTTAGATTTTAAAAACAATCCATTAAAAATAAATTCAGCACCAATCATATCTCAAGAATCAAACAGACAGACTGTCTTTTTATCAATGAATTCAAAACCAGGATTTACAAATAATGACTCACCAATCGCAAGAAAATTTAAGGGAACTATAAGTGATACCGTTACTAAAATATTGACTAATGATCTTAAGATAACTGAGAATCGAATTAAAGTTGATAAGACTCGAAATTCTTATGCTTTTGTCGGTAAAAGAAGAGGTGGATTAGATATAATTAATGACTTATGTCGAAGATCAATACCAGCAGATGGTGATGCTGGATATTTCTTTTATGAAACTCAAGATGGATTTAATTTTAGATCGATTGATAAATTAATTGAAGAAGGAAATGAAAAAATAAAATCTGATGCATCTTACAAATCAAGTCATACTTATTTCTATGATGGTATTTTAACAAACTCTGCGGAAAATGATTTTAAAATATTAATTGAACCAAGATTTACTAAAGATCAAGATGTTCTTACCGCATTGAAGGAGGGACTTTATTATAGTCGTAATGTATTTTTTGATCCAAGAACACATCGTAAAGATGAAAAAACATTTAAATTGGAAGAAGGTGGTTTAAAACAAACTCTGGGTAAACCTAAACTTTCATTAAAAGACAAAGTTAAAAGTTATACAAAAGTAAATTGGCATGTTTTAGATATTGGAAGTCAAGAACCAGGCGTTGATGTTAATCCAAATAATGATCCGAGAGAATGGTTAGCAACTTCTAGAACAAGATATAACTTACTACATACTCAAATGATGTTTATTCAAGTTCCATGTAATCCTGAATTAAAAGCTGGTGAAGTTATTCGATGTGAAATAGAATTTCCTGGTGAAAAGAAGGAAGAAGGAGCTGTGAGTCAACAACAGAGTGGAAATTATTTAATACTTCATTTATGTCATAGTTTTAATTCTCAGAGATCTTTTACATCAATGACCGTTGTTCGTGATACTTATGGACTACATACTAATAAAGGTTAGATATGGACGATAATATACAAAAATCAACTTTTTTTGGTGAAGATGTTAAATTCTGGTTAGGTCGTGTTGTCAGTTATGATGCACAAGAGGAGCAAGCGAGTGGCACTGGATCATGGGGATGGAGATATAAAGTCAGAATATATGGTGCCTATGCTGATGATGAAGTTACGGATAGTGATGTTGTTTATGCGACTTGTATGATTCCAAATACGGCAGGAACTGGAGCAGCAGCTGGATATAAAACTTTGAGAATATCTCAAGGAGATACTGTTTTTGGATTTTATATGGCACCTGATGATGGATTTCCTGTCATTATGGGATCGTTACCTCGAACTGATGCTACAAAAGATAATCCTCAAGTATTATCTGGATTCACAGCTGAGAAAAAACCAGGATTAACTGGTCGTCAAGAAGCAAATGAAAAAGATGGTCCAAACGTACCATTGTTAGATGCGTCAGCTGCGTCTAAAGGATCTGGAAAAGGAAAAGCTGTAAACAAAGATGCCATAAGTAGTCAATTGGGTATTGATCCAGATGAAGAACCAAAAGTTGATGCTATCAAAGATCCTCCAACTCCAATAACAAAAAAGGGTGAGGAGATAGTTAATAGTGGAGAGACTTCAAATTCACCAAAACAAACTGTAGCTGAGAGACGTGCAGCAAGAAGAGAATATGAAAATGAAGTTGAAAAACTCAAAGAAAGTCAAGGTGGTGTTATATATCATGATCAAGATGAAAAATTAAGAGAAGATATATTATATAAATCTAGAGGCGAAAATAGTGATTTTGTTCAAAGAGTTGCTCAAAAAAATGATATGGATTCAGAAGAGGTAAGTCAAATTATTACAAGCACAGAAAGAGAGGATCAGGATGCCAAACAAGAGTTACTCTATAACATTGGAAATGATGTTCAAGAGAATGTTGATTATGATTTAGATACAGACTTTCAGATTACACCAAAATATCTTGAAGATGGAGTTAGTGTTAATCCTGAATGGGCTGAACAAAGAATCAAAGATCAGGAGTCCTTCACTCTTTACTGATAAATAGATAATAGAGTAAGTTATTATAATGGCCGAAATACGAGAAAACGAAACTACTGAAATTTCATCTTTTAAAAATTTACCTCCAGATTTTTTATCTGGTCGTAAACTAGATTATGCTGTTAATCTTATTAAAGATAACCCTTTAGATGAAACAAATCAAAAAATTATAAAAGAATTTCAGAAGGATTATCCTGAATTAAAGGGTATGTTTGCTCGCACAGCTGAAGAGTTACAGAATTTATCTCAAAAAGAAAAAGAAGAAAGAAATAGAAGATTTCAAGAAAGTTATAAAAAAAATGGAAAAGAGGTTGTAGGATCAGCTTCTGAGACCACTGGTCAGACAATTATTCTTGCTGATCCTTCTGGAAATGGGTTTTTTGAACAAGTAGAAGCCGACATGGGTAACTTTTTTGATAGAGTTACAAAAGTAGGATCTGCTGGATTAAATATGTCCTCAGAAATTAATGATATAGTTGGTAAAATAGGTGCAACGTCTAATCAGTTTGTAGGACAAATTGGCAATGGACTAGCAGATTCAATGGTTGGTTTTATGAAAGGTGGTATGGCAGCACAGGCAACTCGAATATTTGCTCAATATCCTCAGAATCCAGGTTTAGCAGTCAAGATTATAACAGCTAAACAAAATAGTTTAATAAGTCCAGCAAAAGGTTTGTTCAATGGAATTGACTGTTTAACATCTAAAGTCGGAAATGCTTTACTTTCAACCATTAAGGACATGATTTCAGGTATGATTAAAAATGTAATTAATGCTGCCACATGTGCCATTCAACAATTTATTGGTGGATTAGTTGGAAAAATAACAGGTTTGATTGATAGTTTGATAGGACCTCTTCTAAATCCGATACAATCAATACTTAATGCCTCTTTTAATGTTAAACAAGCAATATTTGGTGGATTAAATATGATGAAAAAAGTTGGTAGTTTGTTTAATTGTGATGAAACATCACCTACACTAGCAACTAACAAGTATGGAATTGATGCTGGTTCAAAAATGAGTAAAAGTGAGATTGAAAAAAATCAAAAGGTAAATCAAGCGATTACTGCTGCTAACTCCGCTACAAGTGCCATAGATGGTATTACAGGTGGTTTAAATAATTTTGAAAAAAACTATGGACAATGGAGTATTTTTGGATCTAAAATTAATGAGGCTGGTAATCATGGTATAGGAAATTGTTATACTGGAAATGTTTTTGCTTGTGGAGTACCAAAAGTTGAAATTTTTGGTGGTGCTGGAGGAAGAGGTGCTGCTGGCGAAGTGATACTTGGAAAGTTTGTTGATAATTTGGATAAAGATAATATTTACGGTGATCTTAAAAGAACTGGTAGTATTCTAGGAGTTAATATTACATCGCCTGGTGAAGGATATCTTGATGCTCCATTAATATCATTTACAGATAGTTGTAATCAGGGGTATGGTGCTTATGGTCAAGCAGTTATTGATACAAATCAAAATTCTCCTACCTATGGCCAGTTAACCGATATTATTATTACATCGCCTGGTATAAACTATCCGACTGATGGTTATTCTATAATTGATGAAGATGATCCAGATGGTGTTAATATCATAGATAGTGATGACTCTGAAGTTTACATTGATAAAGTTATAATTGATAATGGTGGAAGTAACTATGACCCTGAAGAAGACGAATTAGATACAGGTAATGATATCGATGACTTATCTTTAATAATTAATGATGATACCAATAGTCCTAATTATGGATCTATTATTGGTGTAGATATTATTCAACAAATTGGTTATAATGATGTTCCCAATTTAAATATAAAATCAAAAACTGGTGTAAATGCTATTCTTCGTCCAGTAATGAAAGTTAGAAAAAGAGTTGGAACTGTATCTGAACAAGTTTTACAAAGAGTTCAGTGTGTTGGTAATTTTCCAAGAACAAATTAAATTATGTCAGATCAAGCTAGACAATATGAAATATTCGGTCAGAAATTATTGATCGAGACTGGAGGTAACAAAGTAGGTTTTCCTGGACCTGCAGCGTATATCTTAGAGTCTATAACAGATGATGGTAATCGATATAATCAATCACTACATGAAGGTAGTGGTTTATCAAGAATTTATACTGAAAAAACTCTTCAGGTAGAATGTGGAATAAAAAATAGTCTAGATGATATTAGTTATCAATTAACATCTCATAAAGGATCTATTGGATTAAATGCTGAAGGTGGTTGGGTTAGAATTAAAGGTAAAAATATTTGTTTAGAAGCTTCGGATCAACTTGTATTACAAGGTGCGAAAGTAAGAATTGGTTATTCCCAAAGAGGAAGAACTGATAAAATTGATCTTGTTGCTCAAAAAATTAATGCCAGTTGTCGTGGTGGTAATATTGGGGATCTTCTTCGTACCAGTAATATTTTTCAGGCATTTAGTGGTAGTTATGTAATTGATGGTTTAGTGAGTGGTGTCACTAAAGGTGTAGGAAAGTTCGGATAGGAAAGTATTATGTCTCAGTTTCCAATAGAAAATTTAAATGTAAATCAGGGAGATTCTGTATTTGAAACTCTGTACATTACAGGTAAATTATTTTATGATTTTAGTAATGATGATGTCGCATTTAATAACCTATCTTTAAATGGATTTCTTTCTGTAGGATCGACTGCTACATTTTCATCAAACGTGAGTGTGAGTGGAACATTAAATATTGTAAATCTTGTAGCAAGTGGAAGTATAACTGCTGATAGTTATGAAAATTTTCAATTATTAGATTTACCAGTTGGAACGAGTGAAGAATCTACTTTTGCACCAAATAGGATTCTAAGAGTTAATCAGGGAGGAACTGGATATGAATTGATTGACAGTATTCAAATTACACAATCAACTGCAAGAAGTCTTGGAGTAAGTAATGATGGTATAATTTATGAGGGAACTGCTTCAATTGTTGATAATAAATTGCAGATAAGTGGAATCTCAACATCATCTTTTAATGTTAATGATAAGGTAAAAGTATTTGGTGTTACAAACACAAGTATTGGATCTACAATTCCTTTAGCAGCAGATACAATGACTGCTGCTCCAATTCCTACGACTGGTGGTTCAACTGCGAGAACGTATTATTATTGGGTATCTGAATATAATTTATTCACAGGACAAGTTGGTGCTGCGGTATCAATGACACCAATATCTGGAACAAATAGTACAACTCTCGATTCTATGAATGATGTATCTCACGTTTCTTTAACTCTAAGTCGAAGTACTACAAATAACGGATTAATCATCTATCGCCAAGAGTATGTTGGTAATGGAAATGTCACAAATCGAAATACAGCAAATGGTAAATTAATCGCAATTTTAGGTAGAAAGGAACTAGGAAACTCAAATCTTACTTCAATTAACTGGAAAGATTATGGTAATTATGATCAAACAGCATGGGCTGGCAAAGGAACAAGTAATGAATATATTGGATCTGGAACAACAACAAATCAAATTCATTTTCCATTAACTCCATCAGGACATCAGAGAGGGTGGGCAATTGATAATGTAGTTTCTCTTGGTTCAAGCACAGTTAATTTATCTGGAAATTACAATTTAAATTCTAACAATGCTGTAAAAATGGTTCATGATAATACCTTTGCTCTTGCATCTGTAATCGATGCTGTTAGTGCTAATGGAGGTAATACAATCATATTAAGTGGTGGAACATATCTAACAAATAAATTAATTATTCCGACTGGATTCACACTTCAAGGTAGTGGAAAAAATACAATAATTAAGAGACAATATTTTGGAACGGATTTAACTGATGGTGGTGGGAATAATTTATCTATTAGTGGTAATTGTGTTGGAATTGGAACTACTAATGGATCTGATGTTACAATTTCAAATATTACATTTGATGGTAATAATGTTAATAATGTTAACTTTGAGAGTGATAGTGATAATTATCTTTTATATTTTAAAGGACTCTCTTCTTCTTTATTCAAAGATATTGAAATTCGAAATTCTTCAGCTTCTGGTTTATATTTGAGAGAATCTCAAAGAGTATCTGTCGAAAATAGTACTTTTGTTGATGGATCTTTAAGTGATAGATATTATTATCAACCAATTGATGCTCAGAGTTCAAAAGTTTTTAGATTAAATGATTGTTTAATTGAGAATTTTCCAGGATCAGTTGATATATCAGTAGTTGAAGTTGCATCGACTGGTGGTAATATTATTCGTAATTGTGGAACTGGTATTGATGTGTATGCCACAGGTAAAATCACTACAAGTAATAATATTATTCTGGGACCTGCTGATGAGTGGTTCCCATCACCAGACATTTATGATAGTGATTGGGATGGAATAAATATCTATATTACCAGAGGTAATACTTTTGATGGTCCTGTTTTACAGTATCTAGAAGATGGTAATCCGAAAGATATCAGTTCAACTCAATTAAGTATGTTGAGTGCTGGAATTGGTACAATGGTTGGATTAGGTGGAACAAATGCTAGTCAAGTAGGTCTTGGTGAAACATTTTTACCTTTTAATTTCTTAACTCCTAATTCGGGAACATTTGGAAGAGAAAATGGTTACATTCAATTGAATTTAACATCAGCTCAAACAAATACTCTTGGAATATCTTCCAGTATAGGATACCAAATTATAGCTGCTGAATTTCAAAATGTTCCAACTGGTCTTTCAACGACTGTTGGTATTGCTACTGGATATTGGGGAGGTGATGGAACATTCACTGGTAGTCTTGGTGGAGGCACTAAAATCGGTTCAGGATGTACTAATTATGTTATTCGATTATCTGATAGTAATCAAGTCTCAACGTTCGCTGAAGGCGATGTTGTTAAACTTGTAGGACATGAATTAACACCTGATCCGAGTGCTCTCGAATTTACTGTTGGTAAAATTCATGATGGAGCTCTTAAACATTTAGAGTTAAGATTTAATCCAAATCCAGGAACCACCACTGTTAATACGACTGGTGGATCAAATGCAACTCCTAATACAGGATTCATTTACAAGAAAAAAGTTTTTTTAATCGCTAAAGGCAGAGTGGGAGTGACTTAAATGGCAGACAACACCAATGTTAATAATAATGCGGCTGTCGTAGTTGTAGGTAGAACTGCTCCAGTTCCTCCTGGTCAACAAAAATCTGAAAAGTCTTTACCAGTTGTTATTGCAAGTGATCAATCAACAATCCCTGTTGCCGAACAAAATAAAGTTCAGTCAGAAGTTGCTCTTTCTCTTTTAGGTATACCAAGGTCAGAAGTTGCTCTTGGTATTTTTGCGGATGTTAATACTTATGATGTAAACCCAACAGAATGGACATCTACACCAGAGCAATATGGAGTTGTCGCAGCAGGATCTACAACTGTTTATACAGGTGCTGGATCAACAATTATGGGATGGGGACTAACTCATGTTCCTGAAGAATCTGGTGCATTAATTGAAGCACCACCTGATAAAAGTGCGGTCTTAACTTCAAAAAGATTTTTTAGATATCAACCAGGTCGTGTTTCTGCAGCAACTTTTGGTGTTAAAACAACAATTATTAATAGTTCAGGTGTAGGTATAGGAAATCCAGCGGTTCGTAAGTATGGAATTTTCGATAATTATGATGGATATTATTGGGAAACAAGAAATAGTGGAGAAGGAGATAATTTTTGTGTTGTTAGAAGAACTCAATCAATAACACCAGACAATCCTTTAATATTTCCATCCCAACAAACAGATGATTATGGTGTTACAAATCCATTAGACCCATTAGCAGCGAGAGGAGGAGAATCTCTTCCAAGTGATGGAGTTCCAACAAATCCACCAACTCTTCCTGAAGGATATAAAAATCAAGAGTTTGGACATTTAGTTATCATTCGAGATGGTTTAATGATGACTCATGCTGGAGTATATGATCCTTCAATATTACAACCAGAAAGTAAAGTTAGTATTAGTACAGTATCAAGTAATTATATTCTTGAGATTCCAAATGCTGCTAAACAGATCACACATACAACCTATAATATACAAACTGGTTTAATGGTAATCACAACAAGTGATAATCATGAATTTAATTTAGGAAAATATTTAACATTAACTGACATTACAATGTCATGTACAGTATATGGATCTGTACAAAATAAAACATATCCAAATAGAAAAGATGGTTATAATGTTGTTGGTATAAATTCAGCAACTCAATTTACTGTTAATGTTGGTGTATCAACTGTTCCTACAACCTATGTTTCTGGTGGTTGGGCAGTCGGATTATCTACAGGTCAATATGTAAGATATACGAAAGGAATTAATGAAAATGTTATAGCAGGTTTAAATGATGATCAAATTTATAAACTTAATGGTATTACTGTAGATACCTCTAGTGGTATATGTACTGCGAGTTTAATTCAAGTGTCTACTGGTACAGATGAGCAAGTTGTCACTGGTTTAACTAATGGTACAACTTATACAAATCATAGTTTAATTACTCCAGTTCCATTTTTATTACCAGTTCGTAAAAATCTTACAACGCTTGTTGGAATAGGTACTACAGTTGCTGTGAATAGTCATGAAAAATATTCTACTATAGAAACTAATGATGCGAATGTTGATTCTGCGGGTACGGGAATGTTTCCTTATGTTTATGAGGATACTTCAGGAAACAGAGAAGGATATATTGATACAAGAGCATCATCTAATGCAGAGTTATCTACTTTAGCATTGGAAGTAGATAAAGTTAATGATGCATATTATAAATGGATAAATCAAAATGTTCATATTGATTTTTGGAATGTTTATGAATATCGAGTTCCAAGATCAAGATTTAGTGGAGATAGATTAGATGCTTTAACTGATAATTTAGTGTATAGTGATTCTGTAGCTACAAATAAACCAGGAACTCCTGTCATCGATGCAAACACGGGTGAAGTTGTGACAGATGCGAGTATATGGGATCTTGATTTTACAAAAGTTACCATGTACAAGGTTGAGTTCTCATGGTATGGTGCTGTTGGTGCTTTATTCCTTGCTTATGTTCCTGTTGGAGCTGGTGAAGCAAGGTGGGTACGTGTTCATCATCTAAGAGCATCTAACCAATTAAAAATTGCTTCTCTTGGTAATGCGACTCTTCCTATTACATACATGGTTTATGGTGGAGGCAATCCAAATTGTCTTGGATATGCAAATAATTTAAGATTAGAAACTCAATATAACTCAGCTTCTGATCACATCGTTAAGTATGGTGCTTCATATTATATTGATGGTGGAGACAGAGGAACTGTAAAATTATTCAGTCATGCCACAGACACAACAGTTGATGTATATGGTTCAAAGAGAACTTTTGTTGTTGGAACTGGTGCTACTCATGTTGGTTTAACAACTGCTACAAGTGCGAGCGAACAACCATATATCTATGCCAATTCAAACTCTGGTTTATCAACAACTTTTTATGTTGGAGCAAAGGTAATTACAGGACAAGCTTTAGATCAAAATATAAGAATCGACCATGTTGGTATTTCAAGTAATAGATTATATTTAAATGCTCCATTATCAACCACAAGTTTGAGTACGATTACAATTGTACCAGATCGACCAGTATCTTTAGTTGGACTTAAATGTAGAGATTTTATTCAAAGTAGCACTGGACAATCAGTAAGAAACAGAACTCAAGTTTATCCGACTCGATTATCAACTGGATCAACTGGACAAATTGTTAAAGTTGATTTACTTAAAACTCCATTTTTTCAAACAGATCATATCATTACAAATAATACAGGACCAGTAATTCCAACACTTACAAATATTGGTAGAAGAGGAAAACCCACAAAAGTTGGTCTTGGACTAACTGCTTACATTGGATCTCATACATTTGTTTCAGGAAGTAGTGATTTAAGTAATGCGATAGCTCTTCAATCAAATATTAATTCTAAAGTTGTAATCACAAATGTGGCATATAATTCAGGAACTGGTAAATTGACTGTAACAACTGCATCCTCTCATGGATTGGCTGCTGGAACTGAGATTAGAATTCTAAAAGAATCTTTAACATTTACATGTACTCTTGACAATAATGCTACAGAACACTCATATCCTCGTGTTACTGATCCTATCTTTGATGGACTTGCTCCATTAGGAGGCAGTGATTTTGATGGTGCTGTGGCTAATGACAGTGCTGGCCGTGAATACAGTAGACCAGTAAGACTTTTAACTGGAACTTCTGGAACTACATTGGTGTTTAGTGTAACTTCAGATACAAGTAGTAATACTGCTACTGATACACCTTCTTCTGCCGAATATATTCGAGATATTGGAAAAGGAGCTTATGGTTGGTTCAGAGGATATTTTGATGGTGATCCTGCTCAGAAAAAATTTGGTGTCTTAGGATATCTTGAAAATAGAGGTTCTGATCGAACTAAGGGTATTGAAGATGATGGATATTATTTCTATGCTTTAGATGCGACTGAAGATTCAATTGTACTAATGGCACTTGAACCTTTCTTACGTGAAACAAATGTAAGTCCTGTTGGTATACCATTAACATCATCCGTGAGCGAATTTACATTAGATTCTCTTTCATCAATTTTAGTTACTGAAGAAAATAGAAGTCCGATTCCTAATACAGGGACAGTTGTCGCAACAATATTTGTACCTGCGACTGGAGATGAATTTGATCTTTCTTCTTACTTTGATTATAATAAAGAATACCTATCTTTTCCTTTAACAAATAAAATAGAAAGTTTATATCTTATGGCATCATGCTCTAAAAATTATGAGGCAGCAGATCCAGCTGCTTCAACTGCTGCGAGTCTTACATGGGAGGAACAGTAGTGTATGACTAATGGTGGAAAGGATGTATTTATTGGTCATGATAAACGTCCAGTTTCTATTGTTCCTCAAGATGAACAGGTTTTAATAAACTTTAGAAATGGACAAATATTAACCGATGAATTTGGAAATCCTCTAATTGTTGAAGTTGATACCTTTTTTCTTCCTGATGCGACTGCTAAAAGATCAACATCCGTAGTTTTACCAACAGAAGAAGATGGATTTACTAATGTTCAATATGATGCTGTTGGAATTGTAACAGCTACTTATGGAAATTCAAATAATACAATTGTTTTACAAGTTAGTAATAGTGGAGTTGTTGTAGGTGATAAAGTTAGTGGTAATTATATACCTCATGGAACAGTAATATCAAGAAAAATATCAAATACTGAATATAGATTATCAGAAAATTCAAGTTTATCTGGAAGTACAACAACAGAACTAATAAACATTCAAAGAAGATTTATTGTACAAAAAAAATCAGATCCTGTTCTTAGAGTTGAAGAACAATTTCCATCTCAAAGTGAAGTTAGTAGTACATTACTTGGTGTTGATCGTGCAGAAACTCAGTTAAGTTTGTTTTCTGATGTTTCATCATATGGACTTGATGATGATGAATTTGAATTTTTTCAAATTCGTGAGGGTAATAGTGATCCTCAATGGGAAGCCAGAATTAATGAAACATATGGTGCAAGATATAGAGGAGAATTGTTTGAAGAGACTCAGGAGTCTGGAATTCGTATTGGAGCTTTTCCTGTGGCATATTCATTTCCATTTGGACCTCGCCTTGAAAGATTAGGATTATATAATGAAGATTTTTATGACGACTACATAAATTTTATTCAGTTAGGAAACGATTTACATGAATATTATAATGGAATTGGCGGTGCTTCTTATCCAGATTCTTGGAAAAGATCTTTTTTAAATCCTGGTGATGCTTATGTAAATCCTAGTGGTTTTGGTGGACAAGAAGTTCAATACTCAGATGACCTAGTTTCTTCATTTGCTAGAATAGACACATGGACTGAAACTTTTAGAGATATAATTGCCAAAGCACGAACAGATCCAACTACTAATTTACCTTTTGCTTTTGAAGATATACAAGAATTAACTTTGCCTGGTACATCCGATAAATTCATAACAAAATATCCTTCATCTGGAGACATAAGACCTGGATATTCTACTACTCAGGGAATATATTGTATACTTCAATCGAGAAGAACTTTTAGATATCAACCTGGTCGAATAAGTGGATTTACATTTGGTGTAAGAGCATCAACAGAAAGTAAGGTTGGATATACAACTGAATGGGGAATTGGAAATCCCACTGATCATTATCTTTTTAGAATATCACAAGGAAATTTATCAATAGTTCGAAGAAGTACAGTTGCTTTAGGTTCAGTGGCTTTAGCAAGAAGTGGACTTACTCTTATTGATCAAGAACCTCTAACTTCAGGAAATATACTTGATATAGATCCCGAAACAGGTCAAAACCAAATATATCAAACTATTGAAGTACCTTCTGATAATTTTAATGGTGATCCTTTAAATGGAAATGGTCCTTCAGGATACAATTTAGAACCATCAAGAGTTACAATGTGGAAAATTGAATTTGGATGGTATGGTGCGATTGGATGTAGATTTTATGCTTATATTCCAGCAGGAAATGGAGAAGCAAGATGGGTTGTGGTTCATACATTTATCATTGAAAACTCTCTTGGAGAACCATGTTTAGAAGATTCTTATTTTAAATTAAGATATTCAGTGTCTATTCCTGATAGACAAAATATGAGACAACCAGTATTCATATACAAGTACGGTGCTTCATATTACATTGATGGTGGAGATGAAGGAACTAAAATTATAAATTCTAATTCTTCAGGAGAGAAACAAGTTAGATCTCAAAATGAAGAGACATTAATTGGAATTGCTTCTAAAAGTTTAATTTACAATAGTCTTGGTCATCCAATAATTAATAAAAGATCAATTTTTCCAATAAAAGCAACTTTCAGTTCAGATATTTTATCTGAAATAAATGTGAGAGAATGTCAGGGATGTCCAGGATTTGGTCATGTTTATACACCAGGTTTAAAAACAGGTTCAAATGGTAAAATAGTTAAAGTATCATTTGTAGGATCGGATAAAATAGTTGGAATTAATACTACATTTCATGAAAGTGATAGAGGATCAAAATTGATTGCTCCGACTTTATGGAATGCATACTTAGAACCTGTTGATCCAACTGGTAATCAAGATGAATTTGATTCAGCAAATATTGTAGGTTATCCTGGAATAAGGGGGAGGAGACCAACAAGTTATGTTAAAACATCCAGAGAAATAGCTGGATTAGGATTCGAATATCGGGATAGTGTTCAAAATGCTAACGTTCTGATACCTTTTGATAGTGAAAATGGTGAAGAATATCCACATGAAGTTAGATTAAGTAATAAAAATAATGCTGTTGCTTCTAGTGCGGTAAAATTTACAGGATCTCAGATTGATATTCAATTTGTTCATCCAAATTCACAAGATTCTTATAGTCATTTTGCAGATTTTGATATTGGAATTACTTCAGTTGAACCAGATATTGATCCAGCAACACCAACAATTTTAGATGGGTGGAAAGTTGCGGGTGTAACAACTTCTATATTACCAGAAAATTTAATGTTATTTGGAACTCATTCTCATAGATTTGCTGATATTAATCCATTAGGTGTGGAAACAAATGAAACTTATTCTGCACAAAGACCACCATATGATATGATAATTGATCATCGAATTTCTACACTTTCAAATCCAGGTGGTGGTAGATGTGCATTAGTTACAATTACAATTGGAAATCCCCAAAATATAGAAGGGGTGGAATATATTACTACAAATCCACTAACATCAGCAACAGGACATTTTTTACAAAGAGAAGGAACATTTTCAAACTCAGTTAGTTTTTCTAGTGGTCAAGTTGCTGTTTCTGATGTTTATAGTAATATAATCTTACCTCAAGATAGTTTCGGTGATCCTATCACATATATTTCAGAACAAGTAACTTACCAAGTTGATGAAGATGATTTTAGTTTTATTGAAATTAGTGATAATATTACTACAGGTGGTAGTATTCCTTCAACAGGTATTGTTCTTGTTATAAGACCCCTAAGACTCGTGAGTTCGGTTCATGACATAACTAAAATCTATAATTTTAATCCATATCCCCTTTATTTTGTTGCTAAATTAGGAGATAATTCTGTAATTAATAACATATCAATCAAAGAAACAATAGGAACTTTTACAAGAACTGTTGCTCCTGTATTTGCCGTAACTTCAAACGTTACAGTAGATAGATACTTAGATACTTCAGTAACACCATCTCAGAATAGAGCTGAATCAGATGGATCTCCTCCAACTAATTTTGAAGAGGTTGATAGATTATCTTCAGCTCTTATTGATAATCAAAATACACAACAATTAAGACCAACTGTTTTAAAAGATGTTTTTTATATTGGTGAAAATGAATCAAAAATAGTTGATATGTCTGGAGTTTTTGGTCCTGATCGAACAGCTATTACACCAAATTTACTTAATACAGAAGCGACTTTCTTTACCGCAAAAACTTTTAAAAATAGTAACAATCAAGATACATCAGGTACTATTGAAATGGGAATTAATTACGGAGAACAATAATGACACTTAGAAATCCGATAATTTTTGGTTTAGAAGCACAGAGAAATTTAGCAGATGTATCGAATAGTAATCTTGCATTACAATCTCTTAATCTTAATATTTTAGATTTAGATATTATTCGAGGATCAAAAAATGCAGGTGCTAGTGAATTTGATTTTAGAAATTTATCTAACTTAAATCAACCAGTGTTTAGAAGACTTGGAAGATATGTAGACGACTCAGGAAATTATGAATCTTTGATATCAGAAAAAGCAGGATATAATTCAATTTTATTTGGTAATTTATTAATTAATGGTGGATTAGATGGGAATGCTGTTCGATATCGTTATGTTGCCACAGATCCTGATAATGGAAGTAAATCAATTGGTATTGCTGATATTTCAACTTCAAGAATTAGTTCTTGGAGTTCATCAGATAATCCAGTAACATCAACTTCTGCTATTTCATACGGTGCACAAGTCGCTCTTAACACTGGTGGCGAATTACTATTTGGAACACAATCTGGCACAACTGGGACTAGGTTAAAAACTACAATTACACCAGAACTAAAAGAATTTCCATCTGAATTTCCAACTCATAAAATTCAAGCAACAATTGATGGACAAACTCGATTTTTATATGCCATGAAAGGAATTCCTCTTACATTTAGAGGTTTTTTTAGAAAAGTTAATGCTGAAATTAGATTAAGTTCACTTATCCAAAGTACTCCTCCAAGTTGGAAAATATCAAAAATTGATGGTACTGGAGTTACAAAATTTACAAATCAAGGTGGAATAACTAGTATAATAAATTATAAGTCATCGGTCTCAAGAGAAAGATATATTCAATTTTATTATAATCCTGATAACATTACATTTATTCAAATACCCAACGCACAAATTTCAGAACTACCAGTTTCAAAATTTTCACAATTAACCACTTTTAATTTTCAAAATAATGATTTAAAAAATTTTCCAGATTTCACTGATATCGCTTCAAATCTTAAGACTTTAAATTTGAGTAAAAATCCATTATACTTATCTGATAATTCAGATGAAAGAAGAGTCAATGAAACTATAATTAATAAAATACCATCTGGTCTTTTATCATTAAATTTAGGTGGAACTTTTGGTGGTGATATACCAAAAGATATTTTGGGTCGTTTTACAAGTCTTTCAACTTTAAGTTTATCATATCCAGGTGGAGGATCAAAACGATTTGTTGCTTCAACAAATCCAGGAGTCTGTACTTGTCCAAATGTACCGAATACAGTGGCAAATTATAACATATTGAATAATGATTTCACTTCATTTGATTCGAGTCCAGGATCAGGATTAGTATCTGTTGAAACTTCAACTGGAATTGTTAATTTATATTTAAGAGACAATCGTCGTCTTACAAAGAATACTTTTAATATTGCTGCGGGTAATAATGTAATATCAATTATTGATATTAGTAGAACAAGATTACCCATACCAAATTTAAGTGGTAGGTCAAGTCTTACTCAGTTTAGTGGTGTAAATATAAGTAATGTTGGACAGGATTTAACTTTTTTTACTGGTAGCACGTATAAATTTGATAATTGTAATTCATTAACACAACTTTTTCTTAGACTTACTCCTGTAACAGGTGCATTTCCTATATTCACTAATTCAAGTTTAACTCGGATTGATTTAAGAAGTACTCGAATAAATGGTGGAGAACACAATGGAAGCACTAATCATGTTCTTCCTGAATTAACTTTTCAAAATACACCTGAATTATCAGTGCTTCTAGTAACCTCTCCTAGTTTATTAAATAATGTAGAAATACATCCAAATGCATTTACATTCACTCCTAAATTATCCACTTTATACTGGATTAGTAATCGTAGAACTAATGGAGAGATAAAGGATTTATTTAATCAATGTCCTGTGTTAAGAGACCTTAGATTGCAGGTTAATAAATTTACTGGTAATTGTCCTAATTTTCAACAACAAAAAGATTATATTTATTATGTTCATTTAGCTTTTAATCAATTATCTGGATCGATTCCAGCTTTTGCTAATTTAAGTCAATTATATCAATTAAGACTTTATAATAATAATTTTACAGGAATTGGACAATTTACAAATTTACCCCGTTTAAGATTTTTTTGGTGTCATAATAATCAAATTTCGGGTCAAATACCTGATTTTAGTGAGTGTCCAAGATTATATTACTTAGTAATGTATAATAATCAATTTACAACATATAAATCTGGTGCATTTAAAAATATTACACAGATAAGATATATTGATATTGGTCGTAATTCATTAACTCAAACTTCAGTAAATCAAATAATTTCAGATTTATATGAAAATTATAATACATCACCTCGTAGTAATGTTGTTATAAATCTTGCTGATGGAAATAATGCTGCTCCAAGTGGAGATGCTCTTGATCTTATTACTATATTAGAAAGTAATGGTTGGGATATTAGGAGTAATTAAATGGCAAAAGCAAATCAAGGTTATCGAAGAGATTTAGATTTGGAAGAAACTCCAAATGATTTTGACGCATTTGATAACATAGGTGGTGTTGGTATTTCTTTTGATTTACAAATTATTCAAAATAATTTACGAAATATATCAACAGCTGGATTCAGTACTTTAACTGACGGTTTTTTTGATTTTGGAACTACTTCAAATTTTGTTTTTACCGATGATGATCCAATTAAATTTGGAACATCAGTATCATTTGGAGTGACTACCTTTAACACAACTGATAATTTTTTTGTATGTAATTCAAATGGAGAAAATAAATTTAAACTCTCAACAACATCTAGTACTTCTGATACTGGTATAAGTACCATATCAATTACAGGAACTGCGAGTATAAACACATTTAATTTTATTCGAAGTGATGCCGTTACAAAAGATAATGTTCTTAATTTAATTGATCCTGTATCACTACAAGATGACGATTTTCAAACTATTAGAAATGTTGAATCTCCAAGAATACTTAATGGTTTTGAATTAGTTCAAGAAAATATAGAAAATGCTAAATTTTTTATATCTAGAAAATATAGGGGAAATGTTGATACTACGGCAGATACTGATATTAAAGTTGAAGGAGTAGTTAAAGTTAATGATCCAGTTAATTTTAATGATAGTGTATCTGATTTAGGTGATACTAAATCTCCAGGAGTTTTTATTAATAACACTCGTGCATTTTCAAGTGACAATAATCCTTGGGAGGAATTAGGAAGTGCTGATGGAACTGGTACTTTATCAACGGATAGTCTTGAAGTTTCTGTAGCAGAATTAAGTCTTGTGAATAGTATATCAATCGGAGGAACATCTACAAATTCAGAAACTTCATCAAGTGTTAATTCATATACACATAAACTTCCAGTTGTAATTAATGGCGAAACATATTCATTATTATTAAAACAATAATTATTCACACATAATCTTAAATAATCCTGAAGGTGTTGTTATACCAAATGACTTTGTAGAATTTTCATTTAAAGCAGCACTTAGTGCTGTAACTGTAGAAATACCAGTCGCACTTAAAGAATCAAATTTTAAATTACCATCAGCAATTTGTAAGTTTGGTCGAATTGTTTTAGTTTGTAATCCATTTTCAGTTGGTGTAAATGGTGGAGATGTATCAAGTGGTGGACAACATAATACTCGTAGATCAATATCACTAAGTTCTTTTGTAACGGTAACTTTTTCACCTACTAAAAGTTTTGCTGTTGTGGCATTATTGATTACAATATTATTAGTATTAATTGTGGTTATTTGAGTGTTAGCCGCAAATTGAGATCCAAGAACCCGATATGTAGCGGAATTATCTAATGCTGCTGTTCCTGAAACTGGAACTGATGTTGTATTGGAGGGTTTGGCTGCTGTAACAACTAAACATTCAGTATTTACTGGAGTACAGAAAGCACTTAAAGAATCATTAATTAAACCTTTTCCTTGATAAAAATATAATTCCGTACTAGACATACTTTGACTGGAAGAAATTGTGACCTGTGAAGAACTTCCTGTGGTCGTGATTCCAGTATATGCAGTAAAATCACCACTTCCAGAATTTCCAAGCACAATCATATCAGTTCTTAAGTTAATAGTATTACCACTTGATATTGTTAATGTGGTTCCACTTGTAGATCCAGTTACTTTTTTTACAAATCCACGATGATCTATAAATGTTATTGTATTTGTTGCTGTTGTAGTTGCATTATTATTCATAATAATAAATTCATTGATTATCATATCCTCTACAACAGTATCATTTGGAATACCAGTTCCAAAAATAAGATTTCCAATTTCAATATTATTTGTATTATTCAAAGATAAAATTTTCGAACCATTATTTAAATTACAATTAATAGTCGATCTTGTAATATCACTTATCGAAGTTTTTGGTTCGTATTTTATATCAATTTTTTTAGTTGTTTTAATCTTAATATAATCATCTTTATCTGAGCTTCCACCAAGACCAGATATTAAAGTTGTTCCTCCAAAGTTAACTGAATTATCAAGAAAAGTTTCAAAAATACCTTTACTTTCATTACTAAAATCATAATCAGTAGTATATAAAAAGCTATATCTCAAGTCTCTCCTTTGTGGATCCGTAGGACCTAAAAAATCTAAATTTATTGATTTTTGAAAAGATGGATTATTAGGATTGGTGGATGGACTTACGGAATTGGGAATAAAATATTTTATTTTTATACAGTATTTTTCAAGTTTATTTAAAACATATGGCAATACAATCACATCCCTTGTAATTTGCCCCATTGTCTTAAAAAATGTTACGTTGTTTGATCCACTAAAATTACCCGTAACTGGATTTCCTCCAGTAGGATCCTCAAATGTAATTACACCACTGGTATTATTCACACCATTAACCAAAGCCGTGTTTGATATTTGATTTGTTCCACTGGTGCTTGCACTCATTCCAATTGATACATTTACTGTATCAGATGCTGTGGTAAGTGTGATTTGTGTTCCAGCACCAGCAGCATTAGATCCAGATATAGTTTTTGTTAAATTAGATCTTTTTAATTCTTCATACTTATCACCTGTACCATTTGTATGGTGAGTTTCTTTTTCAAATTCAAATGTATAGCAATTAGCAGTATTAATTCTAAAATCATGAGTACCAGTTCGAGTGGGACTAAAAAATCCTTCCCATAAAATACCACCATCACCATCGATTGATGTTGGATCTAACTTACCAGAGTAATTAAATTCACCGTCTTCCCAAAAATTATCAGTTTTAAATGGGGTTCCTGAAAAAATATCATTACTATTCTCATCAACATTACTATTGGAGTAATATTTTGCTGTTAATCCATCACCACCTTGAGTAGTAGATGCTGTAAATAAAGAAAAAATATCTAAACGATTTTTAAAAGTAATTAATGGAGTTACTAAGAAATCATTTCCACTCTCATCGGTTTCTTCTACTGTAGTATTAACAATTTGTTGATATTCACTAGTTGATATTCCACTGGTATATAAATCTCTAATCACATTTAAATCGTTCGATATAAAACTTCCACCAGAAATATTTGACAGACCATTGAGTAAGTTATTTAATGCTACAACAGAATTTGAAGTATCTGCTAAATTTTGATCTCTTCTTAAACCAATTCTTTTGAATATTTTTAAAGGCATATTGACTTTTTAGTTATTTAGAGTATAATATATAACATACGTTCTGATAAAAATATGAATCAAAAAGAATTGCTTCAAGATCTTTTAAAAAAGAGGGAAGATCTTCAGAAAGAAATTATTGAAATACAAAATGAATACAATAATAAAAAAGATCAGTATCTTAGACTACAAGGATCAATTGATGTTATAGATCTTCTTGTACGTGAAGAAAAAGCAGGTAAACCATTAGATGATGATATAACTTAACATAAATAAATATAATTAAAAATTATTGTGTTTTTTTATTTATTGTGGACAAAACAACAGTAGCACTAGAAAGACTTCACGAAGATTACCGTAGTGAAATCAAAAAAAATGAAGAGGATGATGAGATCATTCGTATACATACTGAAGAGAATAACGATGGTTGTTAATCTGTGTACAAAATTTCTTTTAAATACTGTTGGTTTGAAGATGGTACTAAAATAGTAAAGATGTATTTTATTAACGAAGTACCATTTACTTTTGATGAGTTACCAGACGGACACTTATGGGATGATGATCTCTGTAGACTAGCAGATGTAAATCGACCATATAGTCCAGAGGACATGTACCAAAGTTTTGGATATTTAATATCTGAAGAAGTCCATCCTTTCTATTTTCCAGTAGAATTAGAAAATCCTGAAGATATGCCCGATGACATCGAGTATTATTATGAGGAAGATTTACGTAACTAAATAGAACATAGTATTAATATTTTGTGTAAAATAAGCGATGCCTCTTAATAAATTAGAGAATTTTATAAAGAACACTGAGGGTAAAATTCTCTATGTCAACCCAAATGATATAGATGCGACTGATAGTATATCTAATCAGGGAAACTCCTTAACTCAACCATTTAAGACGATTCAAAGAGCTCTCCTTGAATCTGCTAGGTTTTCTTATTTGGGTGGTAATGACAATGATATTATTGAAAAGACAACAATACTAATATATCCAGGCGATCATACAATTGATAATCGACCAGGTTTTGGAATTAAAGTAGATCCAGGTAATTCAAGTGCTGCACAAGTTGTATCTCCATCTGGTGCAGCTGCTTCAGCGTCTGAACTACATCTAACACTTAGTTCAAACTTTGATTTAACAGAAGAAGATAATATACTTTACAAATTTAATAGTATTAATGGTGGTGTAATCATACCTCGTGGAACCTCATTAGTAGGTTTAGATCTAAGAAAAACAAAAATAAGACCAAAGTACGTTCCAAATCCAACAGATCCAGATGCTCCATATAGTTCTCTGTTTAGAGTTACTGGTACTTGTTATTTCTGGCAATTCTCAATGTTTGATGGGGATGAGAATGGAATAGTATATACAGATAAGAGTGATTTCTCCACAAATAACCAATCAAAACCAACGTTTTCTCATCATAAATTAAGTTGTTTCGAGTATGCTGATGGTGTAAATGTTCCTGAAGGATATACATTGACAGATTTAGGTCAATATTATGCCAAACTATCAAATGCTTATAATGTATCATCAACTCGAAATATTTTAGATGCTGATAGATATCCTACAAGTGAAACAGGTTTCGCACCACAAAGACCAGAATTTGAAATTGTTGGTGCTTTTGCTAACGATCCAATCGCTATGGCATCTATCAAATCTGGAGATGGTGCGACTCCTTCTACTACGATTAACGTCACAACAACGACTTCTCATGGTTTAAATACAGGAACTCCAATTAAGATTAAAGGTATTACAGTCCCTGATTATAATATATCTACAAAAGTTGCGAGTGTAGTTAGTGCGACTGAATTTACATATATTTTACCATTTGTTCGAAATAATTTACCACCAAATCCAAGTGCTGCATCAGGAACAATAACAATTGAGACTGATACTGTATCTGGTGCTTCTCCATACATCTTTAACTGTTCTCTACGTTCTGTATGGGGTATGAATGGTATGCTTGCCGATGGTAAGAAAGCAACTGGTTTCCGTTCAATGGTTGTTGCTCAGTTTACTGGTATATCTCTACAGAAAGATGATCGTGCGTTTGTTAAATATGACCAATCAAATAGATCTTATGAAGGTTTAAATGTTACTCTAGTTAGAGGTTCTACACTAGCAGTTCAATCATCATCTACAGATTCTGCGAGTGTTTATCACTTAGATTCTAATGCTGTTTATCGAAAGGGATGGGGAACAACTCATATTAAGATGGATAATGATGCCATTATGCAGATAGTTTCTGTGTTTGCAATAGGTTATCAACAACATTTTGACGCAAATGCTGGTGGTGACGCTTCGGTTACTAACTCCAACTCAAACTTTGGTCAAATATCATTATCATCAAAAGGATTTAAAAAAGCAGCATTTATTAAGGATAATAATGCATTTATAACTTCAATAATAACTCCAAGAGCAATTACAGGAAGTGATGCTAATGTTGATTTCCAATCATTGGATGTTGGTGTTACGACTGCTGTTGGTGTTTCAAGTCATCTTTATCTCTTTGGATTTACAAATCAGGATGATCCACCTCCAACATCAATACAAGGTTATCGAATTGGTGCTAGACAGGATGAGAAACTTTCTGTAAGAATTGTATCAGATAATGGAGCATTTGATAATATTAGAGAAGCATCTATCTTTATGACGGATAATTCTTTAGGTGTTGGTGCTACAGTTATTCAAGGTACAACATCAAAACAAAAAAAATATATAGTTCAATCAGGACCAACAGCTAATAAATTAGCTCTAGGAGCTCATGCGATTCAAACTGGTGAAAAAATTAGATTATTCAGTTATGATGGTGACTTACCAGAGAATATTGAAGATAACAAACTTTATTATGCGATTGATTTAGGTAATAATAATGAAATTAAATTAGCATCTTCCGCTACAAATGCTAGTAACGGAACTGAAATTATAATTTTTGGTGGAACAAATCTTTATATTGAAAGTCGAGTTCATGATAAAGAGGCTGGAGATGTAGGACATCCAATTCAATTTGATACTAGTGTTAACAACTGGTTTTTACATGTTAATACTAACAATACAATTTATACAGATTTAGTAACTCTTGGTACTGGTGGTAATGTTGGTATTGGTCCAAAAACAGCTGTCTCATTAATTAAAAGAACTGATGATCCACGAGGTCTTGACGAAAAAGTCTATAAGTTACGTGTTGTAATTCCAAAAGAAACAATTCAGGGTAAAAATCCAGAAGAAGGATTTATTATTCAAGAATCAAGTAGCACAGGAGCGATTGAAGATAGTGATCTTACCCTCGCAACATTAGAACCAAATGCGAGAACAAAGTTCAATGTAAATAAAAACTTAAGATTAATTGATAATGCCACAGTTTCTGGAATGACAGTTACTATTGAAACAGAACTTCCACATAATTTAAAAGTGGGTGAAAATATTGATGTTAAAAATATTACAGATACTACAAACACTGCTGGAACATTTGAAGTTGGATACAATGGAACATTTGAAGTTTCTGGTATTACTGATGAAAAAACATTTACATATTCAAGAACTGATGTAAGTGGAGTAACTCATACAATTCCAAGTTCACTTCAAAATAATATTTCAAGTAGAACTAAACTTTCTCCTAGATTTGAGAGAAATGATATTAAATCAAATTACTACATCTATCGAAATGAGGTTATAACACCTTATCTTCAGAACATTCAAGATGGAGTATATCATCTTTTTGTTATAAAAGCAGATAATGCTGTTACTGAAGAATTTGTAGATAATTCATACAGTCAGAGAGTTGTTGACTTATATCCACAAAGAGATAGAGATAACATTGATGATAACCCTCCAACAGCAAAATCATTTGCTCTTAGAAATCCTCTAGGTGATGTTGTTACAAATGAACTTAAAAATAGTATTACCAGAGAATCATTAAACCAATTAGTCCAAGATTTTGGTCAGGGTCTTCGAATTTCTGGTGTATCAACAACAAATACTCTTGCTACTCTAACTTTTGATAGAAGACATAATCTTGGAGGACTTGTAACTGGTTCTATCACTGGTGGTTCTGGTTATACAAATGGAACTTATTATAATGTTAAGATTTTAGAGGGTAATCAGGCTGGAACATGGTCTGGAGCTCTCGCAACAGTAGAGGTATCTGGTAATAGCGTATCAACTGTAGATATCACATCTGGTGGATCTGCCTATGCTGCTGGAACATATTACTTTGAACAGGCAAAAATTAGTAATGGTAATGCTGATGCGAGATATGTAGTTACTGCTGCTGGATTGTCAACAACTTCTGATTTAGATAACGTTCTACAAATTACAGGACTTTCTACTTCTACTGATTTTTATGGAAGAATTACTACAATTCCTTCAGCTACAACAGTCAGTCTTGCGAGAACAACTGGTGATCCAGTTCCATCAATAGGTGAATTTGCGATAAACTTAGGTCCTTCACAGGTTGTTAATAGTGTTTATGAAGCTACATCTGGAATTAGTACATTTACTACATCCACAGGTCACGGTTTAGTCGCTGGTAATTCATTCCAAGTAGTTAATTCAAGTAATGTTAACTTAGGAGAATTTAATGTAAAAGGAATTGAAAGTCCAGTTAAATTCAGTGTTTCCACAAGTCCTAGATTAACCTCAAACGTAACCGATGGTAGAATTTTACGTCATGGAATGGATGCTGCCGATGCGATATCTGATGCAGCAAATGAGAGTCTCGGTGCGAGAGGTATGTCATTCTATGATGGTGAAAATTTAAAATTAGTTGCCAACATCACCAATACAGCAACAGCACTTCGAGTCGATGTTCCTAATGCTGGTATTGGAACAGCAAATCGTTTACCACTTGGATCTTATATTCAAGTTGATGCTGAGATGATGAGAATTACTAGCTCTGTGCTAACAGGATCTCAAAATGATGAAATTACTGTAATTCGTGGTGTTTTAGGAACAATACAGAAACCTCATACTCTTAATTCAGTAATTCGAAAGATTAAACCACTAGCAATAGAATTAAGAAGACCTTCGATTATTCGTGCTTCGGGTCATACATTTGAATATGTTGGTTATGGTCCAGGTAACTATTCAACTGGTTTACCTCAAGTTCAGGTCAGAACACTAAATGAAAGAGAAGAATTCTTAGTACAATCACAGGAAAAATCTTGTGGAACTGTTGTTTATACTGGTATGAACAACCGAGGTGACTTCTTTATTGGTAACAAGAGAGTTAATTCTGCTACTGGTCAGGAGAGAACATTTGATGCTCCGATTCCAACAATTACAGGTGAAGATCCTTCAAGATTGTCAGTTATCTTTGATGAAGTTATCATCAAAGAAAGATTAATTGTTGAGGGTGGTCGAACCAATAAGATTCTATCTCAGTTTGATGGTCCTGTAACCTTTAATAAAGAAGTTAAAATTAATGATAATCTTACAGTAACGGGTTTACTAAAACTTGAATCTGATATTGAAGTTACATCTGAGACTCAATCCACCAATAAAGATACTGGTTGTATGGTATTGGAAGGTGGTCTTGGTGTTGAGAAAAATCTAAACGTTGGTGGTATTACTACGATAACCGATTATCTTAATGTAACAGATGGACACATCGCCATAAAAGCTGGCACTTCAAATGAAGGTTATCGAATTGAGGATGGTAGTGATATCGAGATGAGTCTCTTTAGATCCACTGTGAGTGGAACTCCTATAGTTCTTAGTGCGAAAGATGGTAAAAGACTTGTTATTGGTGAAAATGGGTCTGGTCTTGTTGAGATTAGAGATTCTGTAAATGGAACTTATAGGGCAAAATTTACTGAAAATGAGCAGGTATTATATTGGAATGGATCAAATAGATTCCAAACATATGATTCTGGGGTTGAGATTACTGGAGTTACTACAACTGGTACTTTAATGGTTGGAGCAGCTGCCACAATTACTGGAAACTTGACTGTTAAAGGCAGTGATATTACTCTTGGTGATTCTAATTCTGATCAACTAATTGTTAATGCTCATATTCTCAGCGATCTTACACCTGCGGGAGTAACTATGGATCTAGGTGAATCATCAAAACAATGGAGAAATTTATATTTACTTGGCACTGCTGTTGTTGATGGTACAATAGCTGGTGAATTTCTTGAGGCAGATAATTTAGCTCTCAATAGAGTTCCTTTTACTGTTACTGCTACTAATGCTGGTCATTCAAGACTAGATGATAGTAATAAATTACAATTTAACAATGCTTCTGGTATTCTTACTACGGTAAATGGAAATTTAAGTGGTTGGTTAGCGATTGGATCAACAGCAACATTTGATGGAAATGTTACTGCTCCAACATTCATAGGAGATCTTACAGGTAATGCTACTACGGCAACTGATCTATCAATCAATGCTACAAATAGGATATTATACCAAGCATCAAATAACAATTCAGCAGTTCTGCCAGCTGGTACTGCTGGTCAAGTATTAATAAGTGATGGATCTAACGTACCCGTATGGGGAACTAATATTACTGGTAATGCTGCTACTGCAACCAAGATAAGAACAACAAATAAAGCTGATGGTTCTCCATCAGCTCATTATCTAACTTTTGTGGGATCCACAGGTACAAATGACTCTGATCTTCATGTTAATTCTGATTTTTATGTACTACCAGATACAACTGCTTCTCAGTCTGATCTTCTTATAAGAGGTGATATTACAGCTTTTGCTGCAGCAGCATCTGATGATAAATTAAAAACTAATAAAGTTACAATTAGTGATGCTCTAGATAAAGTGATATCATTAAGTGGATTCACATTTGAATGGAATGAACTTGGAGCGAAGATTTTAGGTATTTCTGAAGGTAGTAAAGCAGTCGGTGTTTCCGCACAGGAAGTTGAAAAAATTGTACCTGAAGCAGTGAAACCAATTGTCACACCAGAAGGTGATGAATTCCTCTCTGTCAAGTATGAGAAATTAGTTCCTTTACTCATTGAGGCAATTAAAGAATTAAATGATAAGGTCGAAAATTTACAACAACAACTCTCAGATAAATAACTAAAAATAGCATTATAAATGGCTGATATAAGAAAGACTTTTAATTTTAGAGCTGGTGTACAAGTTGATGACGACGTTTTTATTGTTCGTGGAGAACAGGTCGGTATCGGAACTACAATACCAACTCAATCCCTAGATGTTCGTGGTAATGCTAAAGTAGTTGGCATACTTACAGCACAGAACACAGACTTCTCTGCGGGTATCTCTACATTTGGTGATGTTAAAATTGGAACAGGAATATCAATATCTGCGTCTTCTGGAATCATAAGTGCGACTAAATTTTCTGGAGATGGTTCACTATTACAAAACGTACCAACATCTGCATGGGTACAGTATAATCAACTTGATGATAATGGATTAAGTGTTGTCTCGATTGCCAAATCTACAGGTAATGTCGGAGTAGCAACAACAGGTGCGAGTAGTAATAATGATTTTCAAGTTGGAAGCGATCCTCAAGACGGATTTAGTAAGGGAGTTGGTATAGGTTCTGATGGAAACATATATGCTTCGGGAATTATTACCGCCACAACATTTAGTGGAACATTAGTTGGTACTGTTGCCACGGTATCAAGTACTCAAGGAAACTTTAGTGACCATATATCAGTTGGTAATACTGTATCTGTGGGTGGCACAGTTGGACTAGGATCAACTGTATTTTTTGGTAATGGTGTAGAAGCTAGATTTGGTGGTAGTCCGTCTTCTCCAGGTCTTAAAATCTATAATAATAATCTGCATACAACTATATTATCATCAAATACTGCTACTATATCAGCTGGGACAGGTATACAAATTTTCGGATTAACATACAATCGTATTCGAGGAGACAACACACAAATAGTTACTAGTAGTGGAACACAACTATTAAATACTAATACAGAAGAAGTAATTTTAAAATACTCTGGAACGGAGAAACTTAAAACCACAAACGAAGGTGTCTTGGTAAGTGGTGGTGCAACATTTACAGGAAATATAGACGCAAATGGAGATTTAGATGTAGATGGACATGCAGAGTTAGATAATGTAAATGTATCTGGTGTGTCAACATTTACAGGAGCGATTGATGCAAATGGAGATTTAGATGTAGATGGACAAACTGATTTAGATGATCTAGTAGTTGCTGGTGTTTCAACTTTCAATGATGGAATTACTCTTGGTACAAACTCATCAACATTTGCTGCAAAGTTTATTGAT